GTTGAAACTGCAAAACTGGCATGGTATGTGCATTAGTAAAAGTGTCCACACTTCGGACGATAAACTCAAAAGGCTTAAACATGAGACCAATAGTTAATCAAGCACTGGCTATACCTGAGATGCAATTTGCATTTGAGTGTATCTGTGCCGATGACAAAAAAGAACCCACGGATTACACGGACGCAGAGATTGTTAAAGAGGCAGAATATCGCCTTGCAACATACTTTGAGGATGGTCACATCAATAACGATGAGATGCGTTTAGGTGATGACCCTGAATCTAATGAGATAGCCAAAAAAGACATTCGGCTACTTAAGGCATTTATCAAGAAATACAAGACAAACATCTAAACCCAAGCCCTTCGGGGCTTACTTTTGAAAGGCTTAAAAATGAAAAGTAATGCTTGGAAAAAAGACTATATTGTCATTAGGCATAATGACTATGATGACACTTGGACTGATAGGACAATCCCATTAACCTATCTTCAAGCAGTTAAATTTATATCGTCAAATAACTGGAACCTTTACGAGGTTAAGGGAAGTGTTCGCATTGTTACCCTTGCAGAATTTGAGACCATTAAAACACTTGCAAAGGCTTAAATTCTAGGTTATAGACCCTTACTTGTAGGGGTTTATGCCCTAGGTTTTTCCTAGGAATTTCATTAACTTTTTTGATAGGTGTTAAAAATGGATAAACAACTGCAACAAATGGAAAGCCTTGCAAGGGCAAAAAATGGTGATTCTCTGCTCAATATCCCTAGCATCATGCAAGGGTTTACTGCAAAGGGAATAAGCCCTAGTGAAATTATTCCTAGGGAGAATGTATTCACCTATAACGCATGGAAAGCACTAGGTCGTCAAGTCAACAAGGGAGAGCATGGGGTCAAAGTAGTTACCTATATTGACGCAAAAGATAAAGTCACTGGTAACCCTACAAAATTGTGTAGGTCTAGCACTGTTTTCCATGTATCGCAAACTACACCTATTCAGTAAAAATAATGCTATGCCTAGGGTTTATCCCTATGGTATAGTGTTTAACACTATCACACAATCAATCTTCAATCATTCAATAGGTGTTCACAATGAAACTGCAAATCAATCAAATTTACATGATGCCGATTTTTGGCAAAGTGCAACAAGTCAAAGTCATAAAAATTCACCCCTTTGGCACAATAGATGTTGAATTGTCCAATGGCAAATGCTTTCGTATCACTGGTTTATCTTTAACTTAATAGGTGTAGACATGAAATATACAATTCAACAATTTAAAACCGACATTTGCGAACCCTATGCATGGCCTGGGGGTTATCCTAGATATTTTGTAACCTCCGATGGTGCGGCATTGTCTTATAAATCAGCTTTGCACAATCAACACCTAATTATTGATTCTATTGAAAACGACTCTAATGATGGCTGGCAAGTAATTGCGTGCGACATAAATTGGGAAGATGCTGGCTTGTATTGCGATGATACAAACGAGCGTATCGAATCAGCTTATGCTGAAGATCAGGCACAATAATGGAAAAAATCGACAAAATCATAGTAGGGGTAAGCCTAACAGGGTTTATTTGTTTAATGCTAATAATTGGGATATGGGGCTAAAAACTAGGGTATAGGGTATTGGTAACAGTATCCTATCACCTAGGCATTTTCCTAGGCATTTTCAACTAAAAAGGCTTTAATATGAAATTTTCAATTCAACGCAAACAACTGAAAGCATTGTCTAGATTCAGTGCCATTAAAGACGTTCGTTATTATTTGTGTGGTATCCATGTTGTTCAAAATAACAGGGGAACATACTTAGAATCAACCAATGGTCATATCCTAGGTAGACTTTTAATAGATGAAACCCCTGTAAATGGTGAAAACAGTGTAATCATTCCTAATGATGCACTGAAAACCCTATTTGGCACTGCTAAACAGGGTAATGAAACCCTACACTTCACTGTAGATGGCATAAAAATAACAGTGATTCAACCCGATAATTCAACTATGCAATTTTCAGCATTAGATGGTAGTTTTCCCCATTGTGATAGAGTTTTGCCTAGCAAATTAGATGATGCTGATATAAAACCTAGCACTTATAACCCCGATTACGTTATGGCATTTTTTGATTGTGCTAGTGATTTAAGTGGCATTAAAAAGCCTACAGGGGTAGCAGTTTCCATTATGCAAAGAGGCACTGATAGTGGCATTGTTGCCCTTGATTGCACTGAATTATTTGTAGGTATTATCATGCCGATGCGTGATAATTGTTTAAACCCTAGCATTCCCGCATGGTGCAAAAAGCCTACAGTTAAAGCACTTGAAACTGAAACCGCATAAAGTGTAAACCATTGCCCTAAACCCTAGGGCTTTGGCTTGCATTTTGACAATGTAAGGGCTTGCAAGGGCTTTCCTTGTGTTTTTTTGATAGGTGCAAATATGGAAACGAAAAACGAAATTGATTTGTCTCAATTCTATGGGTCAGAAAACCTCTATAGATGGAATTCTCTTACAAAATCAGTGCTTACTGATGGATGTAAATACTTGGCTGAAGTGGCAGGGGCATATTGGCTATTTGATGCTATTGATAGTCATTTGACTACACAAGGGTTAAACGAAAACACTGAATTCGTATCTGTAAAACTTAAGAAAATCGGTGAAACTGATGCCGAATTGACCTTAGACGATGGCAATGGGTTAATTTGGATGACCCAATATATCCCTTTGACTGATTTTCCGATGGATGAAATGAAAACTTATGCAATGTATAACGGGACTGCATGGACTCATTTGTTGACTAGCGAATACTGAAAACCCTTACCCTTTGCCTACAGTGTAGGTAAGGGGTTTTTTAACTTTGAAAGGTGTAACCATGACTTTAGACGAACAAAAAGCCTTTGTAGAGGCTTACGATAATACATTTTGCGATATTTCCAAGGTTAGAGTAGCTAAGATAGTTTCTTGTCATATCAATAAATTAGACCTTAGTGAATTTCCTGTTTATGAGTTGACTTCAGTCATTGATGCACTTGGTACTTGGCACTATGCCTGTGCATGGCAGATAAAACAATTTCAAAAGGTGATCGCATGACACAATCCCAAGCACTTACCAAAGCCCTTATATTGGCACTTATTGCGCCTAATGATGAAAAGGCAACCCAAGCATCTAACTTGGCTGAAAGCATAGCCCAAGGGCTTGATTTTGACCAAGTTGAGCAGTGCAAAGCTGATGCCCTGCTAATCTTAGAAATGGCATGATGTTCGCCACAATTGCATTATTGTTAAAAATCCTATTCCGAAAGGCTTCAAAATGAAAAGTATTAATTTAAAATTTGGGCATGAAAAAGGTACTAGCACGACTCCCGACCCTTTGGGGATTGTGTATTTTTTACCCTCTGCCATTTGTATAGCTGTTGAAACTGCACTCTCATTAGTTAATGGCAAATCTAAAGAACACACTTTTACAGATTATTCGCAAATTGCAGAAGTGGTTCAAGATGCTGAATCAGGTCTTGAAAAACTAGGCATTCTGAAAAAAGATGCAGTAGGTGCTAAATTTATTGCTTATTCGGGTAAGACTGTTACTCATAGCTATAAATATTCACGCACTGGCACAAGTATCCGACTTGAAAGAAAATCAAGTGGCTGGCATTTGACAGGCATAATGCCCATTAATTTGTACCAAAAACCGCCACACAATCAATTTATTTTGACAGAAAAGCAAGATGCTTGCGCCATTGCATCATTGCGCCAAAAGTACAACATTGAAAAGGCTTAAAAATGAAAATCCATAAATTTTATGACCCAAAATATAACCCTGAATTTCCTTTTGTCATTGAAATAATCAACGAAAGCGATGGGTTTGATGAAGTAATGGAATGCTTGTGGTTTGCCACTGAAGAAGAACAAATTGAAGAATTTAACGAATGGTTAAAAGACTTTGAACCATACACAGAACACTAAGTTAGTGACCACTTTTCAATTTTAAGCCCTTCGGGGCTTTTTTCTTGCCTACTGCTACCCTGCTATTCCCATGCCATTAAAAACCCCTTTAAGGCACTAATCTGCCACTGTGCAAAGCCCGATATAGTTCAAGTCATCATCTGAGCGCAAACCAATGGCGTGAAAATGGACTGCCCATCTAAGGCAAACCCTGAAACCCTCGCTTATGTTTCCTTCACCTATTGCCCTAAGTGCCTCGTATTCAATCGGGTCAAATTTCACCACTACACCTTTTTTGTCGTCAACTTCAGACATTGCATTGTCTCCAGTATTCGGCTATCAGTAATGCCTCTGCTTTGTGAATGTCCTTCTTCAACTTTAATGTGCTTTTAGCCTTTGGAAATAATTCTCTAGCCTTGTCCAATGCCTCGTTTTTGTCTGCTGTTAGCCCAAAGTGCTTTTTCCATCGTTGAGGTGTAACAAGGTGAAAAGGGTAGTTTGTCAATTCACAGACTGCTGAAATGACCCCAACAGCACGACCAAACGCAAAGGTTGAACTAACCCCTTGGTTTGGCATTGAATGCACCTGTTCCATACAGATTTCAGCGCCTTCTCGTGGGTCAACTATGGATAGGATTCTGCTTTTAAACACCAAGGCAAGAATGTGTTTGTCTTTATGGTCGATCATGAACGAATCAACGTATTCGCCATTGTGATTAATCGCCCCAAGTGCGCCATTAGCAACACCAGTATCAATACCTAAATACACCATTTCATCCCCTTTTGATTATGTTCATGCGTCTACGCAGATCATTGGTTGCTGGTAAGCCTCGTTTTTTCTCTATATCTTGCAATGTCTGCCACCACCATGAAGAAACGCCCTGTGTCCCAACTTCTTGAAACTTCCTCTTGTATCTCGTTATCCACTCTTTCGCTTCCATCTGCTTGATAGTCTCCAGTAATTGCAAGCATTCTTGTGGCGTCAAGGTAGCTAAGTTCCTTGGTTTCTTTGTGTCTGTCCAGTAATCTATTGGCTTCATATTTCGTCATGCTACTTTACCCCTAAGTGCTTCTTTAATTTTGGCAAGAATCTCAGGGTTTGGCTTGGCATTCTTGTAATCTTCATCAAGTTTTGCAAGGGCAGGATCACGCTGTGAGCTTGATGGTACTGTCGTTCTAGCAATGTCAGCCTGTTTAAACACTTGCTTTTGGTTTCTTACCCAATTACGCCATGTTGCTTGCCAATCCAGCTTTGTAGAGCCTGAACCCGCTTTTGCACTCCAGTAATCTCTAAACTGCTCTCCTACACTCCACAAATCTAAATCAGGTCTTTCCTGTTTAGCCCAATCTGCCCATTCTTTTGGCAAAACCCAATCAGCAGAGAGGCGTGAGCCTCTTGTGGACTTTTTGGCTTCTGTCTCTCTCTTTGTCTCTGTCTCTGTCTCTGTCTCTGTCTCTGTCTCTGTCTCTGTCTCTGGTCTAGCATCTTGCAAGCACTCCGCTAGCACTCCGCTAGCAATCTCAAAGAATCCCTTATCAATCAATGGCTTAACACCATCATCGTATTCCTTCTTAGTGATATGCAGTCTGAACATGAGGTCATCGACTGACCCATCAAAAACACCATTTTTGGACTCTGATGCTAGCAACCACATCAATGGCGCTAGCGCCTTGCTAGCAATCGGCAAGCACATAAATGTTCTGTCGTTTAGAGTTTCACGATGGAGTTTTATCCAAGGTGGATTGCGGTCTTTGTAGTGCTGGAATACAGCCCAATTTTTGGGTATAAGTTTCATGCTAAACCTCACGTTGTCGGTTGTCGTTACTGATGAAACATTGGCAGGGCGGTAACGAATCGCCTTTTCGGGTTGCATTCCCTAGCCACGTTTCAAAACATTGTATCAAGTCTTTTTCTGTTGTCTATTTTTTTCAATAGATTGGGATAAGAATCGGCGTAGCCATGAAGCCCCGCCAAGTCGTTTGAACTCCTCTTTAAGAGAGGGCGTAGTGCGTACAGCAACATAAATTGTCTGTCCAGTTAAGTCTGATTTAGGTCTTGGCATAGAGGCGTGATTGTGTAGTGTTATACAAATACCACAATCAGGGTTTTTACTAATAATTTTTATTGGCAAGTAAGTGCTTACTAACTTTTTACAAGAAAAAAACTATTGATTTTTTATTATCAATAGAAATAATTGTTTAAAAACAAGGGTTTATACTGATGTATAGTGTTCAACACTACGATATAATAATATCACTAGGTAAAAAATCTAGTCCAGTTCTTTAACAGGCGTAAAGGGAAACCATGAAATACAAGTTAAATTTTGCAAGAGATGTAGACACTGATGAGCCTGATGTTTACATACTTAATCTTCCACATGGATTTAGGTTTGACAACGACCCATGTGCCATAGAACACGTTAGGGGATATGACACCATTAAAGATATGAAAGATGATATTAGGTGGTGGGTTGTTCCATGCGATTGCAAAGGATGCAAAGGCTAAATACTGATTAGGGTATATCCTAGTGTTCAACACTAAGAAGTGTGACACACTACGAATTCTCCACCAACACTTTGAAAGGCTTCAACATGGAATTCGATATAGACTTTTGCGATCTTGAGATAGAGATCAAGACTTGGGTCGAATGGGAATACGACCCCGAATATGCTCCCTATGAGGGAGTCTACGATAAGTTCATTTGGTCAGCTTACCTTATGGTTGGCAACCAACGAATTAATATAACTGATGACCTCTCCAGCAAGGAATCTAAATCAATTGAAAAACAGATTGAGGAGATTATTCTTGACAGCATCTAACAAAGCCAAGTGGGAAGCCTACCAGCAACTCAACGATGACGACATTATGGATGCCATTCAAGGCTCTGTGGCTATCCCTCTAGCCATCAAATCAGACGATTGGGAGTATGCCCAACATTTCATCAAAGAACGTATAGAGAATAAGATGCAACGCAGGGCTGAACTTGCCCTTTACGACAAGATTAAAACACCATCTGTTGACTCTGATGATGAATTGCGTATCCTGAGAACTCTATGGCTCAGAGATGAATATAAGGGGAACAGATGAAACTCAAACACACTATCGCCGCAATCTTAGAGGAAAACCAAGATGAACTTTTTTGCCCGTTTTGCACAAAGCCTAAAGGCGATGAAGTCGATTGTTGCGACCAATCAGGAACTTGGTTCAAACTTAACGACTTTGACTTTGATACCCAATTCGCTATTGCATCCACAATCTTCAACTTACAGAAAGGTGTACCCAACCAAAAGAGCGACTGACAAGAAATCCGAGTTTGTTTACACGGACTCAATCAACACAAACATTTCAAAAACTTTTCAAAATTTTAAACAGGAGTGAATATGAACGAACAAAGCAAACCCGACATGGGCGTTTACAAGAAATTAATAGTAGCAAGAGCAAAGCTACGAGCAAAAGTTCTTAAGAAGTCAGGACACAATAAGTTTGCTGGATACAACTATTTTGAACTTGGCGACTTCCTACACCCAATCATGGAAATATTTGATGAGATTGGTTTGATCGGCATAGTGACGTTCACCAAAGAACAAGCAGAACTGTTAATCATTGACGTTGATGGCGGTGGCGGGATTGTCATTACTTCACCCTTTGGATCTGCGGCTCTTAAAGGTTGCCATGAAGTGCAGAACATTGGTGCAGTTGAAACCTACCAAAGACGCTATCTTTGGGTGACAGCAATGGAGATTGTTGAACATGATGCACTTGATTCAACAACAGGTTCAGGCAACATTGAAACAGTAGATGTAGGCTTGATGATTGACCACTTGGCGGCTATTGATGCCGCATCAACTTTAGAGGAATTGAAAAATGTATACAGCACTGCTTACGCTTCTTGCACTGGTGATAAAAATTGGCAGAAAAAGGTAATTGATGCAAAAGAAAAGCGTAAAGGAGCATTGAAATGAACTACGCACAAATGAAAAATGCACCAGCATTTCCAGTTGCCTTTAAATGGGGTAGAGAATTATCTCAATATAACGGCATGACATTGCGTGATTACTTTGCGGCAAAAGCTATGCAAGCGTTAATTGACAGAGATACTTTCTTTGATGATGTTGCATCAAGTGCTTACAAGGTGGCAGACCACATGATGAAAGCGAGGGAAGTATGAGCGATGTAGAACAAGGCACACCCGAATGGTTTGCACAGCGTTGCGGTAAAGCAACTGCCTCTCGCATCTCTGACATTGTTGCCAAAACTAAGTCAGGCTACAGCACAAGCAGGACTAACTACATGGCTCAACTGGTAGTAGAGCGTATGACCAACCAAGTGGCAGAGTCCTACACTAATGCGGCTATGGAGTGGGGAATTGAGAATGAACCCTTTGCTCGTGCGGCGTATGAGTTGAAAACAGGCAACATGGTAAATCAGGTAGGTGCTATTGACCATCCAACTATTCCCATGTCTGCCGCCTCTCCTGATGGCTTGGTGGGTGATGATGGATGCCTAGAGATAAAAGCGCCCAATACAGCAACCCACATTGATACCATTTTGGGAGATGAGCCAGCAAAGAAATATTACGATCAAATGCAATGGCAGATGCGGTGTGCAGATAGAAGTTGGTGCGAATTTGTGAGTTTCGACCCACGAATGCCTGAACACCTACAACTGTTCATCAAAAGAATCGAGCGCAATGATAGGTATATTGCAGAACTCGAAAATGAGGTTATCCAGTTTCTTGCGGAAGTGGATGATAAGGTTAAAAAACTCAATGAAATCAAGGTGTAAATATGGAACAGCGTGACAATTCAGGTGTCCTCTTTAAGAACGACAAAAAAGAGACAGGCAACCAGCCCGATTACAAGGGAAACATCACAGTTGATGGTCAGTCTTACTGGCTCTCAGCTTGGATTAAAGAGGGTAAATCAGGCAAATTCATGGGTCTTGCAGTAAGTCCTAAAGAAGAAGCCAATACTTCCTCACCAAAGAAGAAGTCTTCCATTGAAGACATGGATGAAGACCTGCCTTTCTGATGTAAACCAACGGGGAAAACGTAAGTGAGTACCCACTAACTTTTTAATTGATAGGAGTTGATATGGAAGATAGTTGTTTAAACAGTCTAAGAGATAGCTGGCGCATGGCTATTGAGCATGATGGCACTCATTGCCCTGTGTGTGATAGATGGGGAAGAATTTATGGCAGATCAATCAACGAGACAATGGCAAAGTCTTTAATGTGGTTGTGTCAAGCACAGGCTGATAATTTGGGATGGGTTGATGTACCAAATACCGCACCCCGATGGTTGGTGCGTTCAAACCAATTGGCTACGTTGAAGTGGTGGGGATTGGTGGAGCGTGAGCCTAGATCAGAAGATTCGGATTCTAAATATTCAGGAACGTGGCGACCAACAGATTTAGGTAGGGACTTTGTTCACAGTGGTGTACGGATACCTAAGAAAGTATTTACTTACAACAACGTGGTGGAAGGTTACAGCACTGAGACTGTATCTTTGCCCCAATGTTTTAAGGAATACTTCAGCTACACCGAAGTTATGAACTCTAAATTTTTGGACAAATAAAGGAGACTTTAATGTGGGATGTACTCGTAACTTTTATGCTGATGCTGTTTGGTGCATTTGCAGTGATTGCATTTGGGGTAATTCTCATTGGTGCGCTTTATTTCCTACAAAACGAGGCTGACAATGACTGAAGAAGATGAAGCATTCAACGACATTGAACGACAAGCCAAGCAAAGACAAGAGTCTGTCAAGGCAAACTTTCTAAAGCCTAAATCAGCGCAAGAGTTCTATGACGAACTACGCAATAACGTAATTGATGAAGTTACTAGAGAGATTAGAAAGCTAACTGGCTTTGGCAAAGACACGATTGATGGCTTGGCAATCTACATTGAAGGGATGAAGAAATGAAAAAAGCACAAGAAGTATTTGAGGCAATGATGGTTGCCAAAGGTTATACAGAACTAGAGCAAACCAAAGGTAGATACATCAACCCAAGCGTACAAACCCGCTGGAACTACTTTGTACTTGGATGGCAACTAAGGGGAACACTTTGAACTTTAGAGAGACAACAATCAAATACGTCAAAGACATTCTCAGAGCCAAGACAATCGCAGAGGTAATTCAAGTAGAACTACAAGACGCACACTTACGCAAATTAGAAGCTGAGACTGCCGCCGAGTATGCTCATGCCGCCATGCAATACAACGAGGATAGGATTGCTAGACTAAAAAAGAGACTGTTAGAACATAAGGAAAACACATGAACAAAACAAAGAATGACTTTGATTGGCGAGGACAACCTAGTGTTTGGACAACAGATAAGAAACTCAAGAGTTACGCACTGTTAACAGGACAGAATTATGGTAGGCAAACTCCAGCCAAAATAGATCTTGAGGCTAAAGAACAGGTTAATGTCTATTCAAAAGCAAAATCATCTACATGATTCGTAAGATCAGAACCTTCTACGGCAAAAGGCATGGTCAACGTGGGAACAAAGTAACCACCATAGACCGAGGTGAAGCATGGCTATGTGAGAAGTGCGGGGAGGTGATCTTCTTTGAACACCTTGTCCCCAAACACTTCTGTAAGAGTCAGATCAAGCCTGTAGTCCATTCAGATACTGAGTCTTCCCTGCCACCTTAACAGCAGTCAATTCCTGCTTCTTGAGGTTATTAGGGTCATACGACACATGAACCCAACCCGAATCAGGGATACCCTGTGTGTAGAACTCTAAGATTAGTTGTGTATAGTCCAAATTATCCATAATCCATTGGGCTAAATCAGCATTGGCGACACTAGGAATCTCAATGTCTGCCGCCATACCTTTACAGTGATCGCTGGTCTTAGACCCACCAACAGCCGCATTGGACTCAGGACTACGATAGGCAGAGTTGACCTTTACACCTTTGCCGTAGTGGTCACGAACAGGCTGTAAAACATTCTCGCAAAGCAGTCTCAGATTCTCTGTTGCCTCATCATCAGGGGTATTGTCAAACCCCATACGCAAAGCAGTTTCCGACTTACACATTTCATGTAGTGAAAAATTGGCACTTAATTGAGTCATTTTGTTCCTTTCAGGGTTTGGTAGGCGGCGTTATAGGCATCGATACAGGCGTTGAGTTGTCTTGTGTTGGCATCTCCTTGGTCTGTGATAGCGACAAGAGATTTAGCAACCTCTCGGTCAAGTTCGGCTGTTGCTTGAACGCTATCTCCGCTGGCAACGGGGGCATCTGAGGCGGTGTGTACGGGGCAGACGGGGGCTTGGACAGGAATCCGCAACTTGAGAGTACCAGCGGCAATATCAGAATTGCGCTTTTGTTGAACAAGTTTTGCATCTTGATTTGCCTTTTGAAGTTTTAAAGATTGGTTCTGAATAGCAGTTACAAGGATTTGCTCCTTTTCCCTTGCTTGAGCATTAAGTGAGGCAATCTCAAGTTGTTGACGAGCAATCTCATCATTTGACCCCTTGAGATAACCAGTACCAAATGAACTACCTATCGCCAAAAGGATGCCCAAAAGCACCCAAGGATTAAACAAACTCATGGCTTTGGGGGTTCATCGTTGTCAATGGCTTCAGCCTTGGCACTCGCATTAGCTATTGCCTTAACCCCAGACCTACCAGCTACACCACCCAAAACACCAGTAATAAACACCATGATGGTGCTAATCTGCTGTGTATACACCTTGTCAATCGCCGCCATACTGCCGTTCATTGGCTGTTGCACAAACGAAACAGAGTACAGAAACATACCCATAGAAGCCAACAGAATGCTCACCAAGACCACAATGACAAATGCCCATACTCTGACTTCAATCTCATCAGCACTTAGGCGGTTACTAGGTTTATATCCAATGGTTGCCATCATTTCTTCTCCTGTTCGGTTTTAACTAACATTTCGGGGCAAGTACCAGAAGCGGTACAGATCGGGGGCTTGCATTCAGCATTAGACCAATTCAATGGGTCTTGGCAGGGATAGCGGTAGCGGTCATCACAACCCATCAACAGTACCAACAGAATAGATAAGCCCCAAATACAGTAAATGTTCATTTCTCTTTCTCCCTTTCTTTCTGCTCAATCTGTCTTCTGAGTTTCTCAACCTTTTGAACCTGCTCTTGTGCTTCATTTCT